AACCAGTAGTAATTACTCATTTTCAAGGATTTAAAAACCAAGAAGAAGCTGAAGACTTTTCAGCATTTTTAAAGGGAGAGTTTTGCTTGGAAGAAGATTATAATGATTCTAATCTAACTTTACACTAGGGGGGGTTTTGTTTGTCAGACCATAAATTAATCTTAGGCGATTGCTTAGACGAACTTCCTAAAATTTTTGATAAAAATATTGATTTAGTTTTGACAGATCCACCTTATGGCACAACTCAATGTAAATGGGATAGTGTTATTCCTTTTGAACCAATGTGGAATCAACTAAAAAGAGTAATTAAAGATAATGGCTGTATTGCCTTATTTGGTAGTGAACCATTTAGTAGCTATTTAAGAACATCAAATATTAATTGGTTTAAATACGATTGGATTTGGGAAAAGCAAAAAGCTAGTAATTTTATGGGTGCTAAATATAGTCCTTTAAAATACCATGAAATTATATCTGTATTTTCAAAAAATACTCATAGTTACAATCCTCAAAGATACAAAGTTTTAGAATTAGATGATGTATTAAAATTAAATAGAAAACAAATGAAGCATCTATTTGAAAATAAAGAATATGATAGATATGGTAAAGTAGATAGAAGAAAAACAGTAAATGATCCTAAGACAAATAAAGACCATATAGGAACTAAACTTACAAGAACTAGATATATTGATGATGGATATAGAAGTCCTAAAAGTGTATTAAAAATTAATAAGCAATCTCAAACAAACATACACCCAACCCAAAAACCAGTAGCTTTACTTGAATATCTAATAAAAACCTATACTAATGAAAACGATACTGTTTTAGATTTTACAATGGGTTCAGGCTCAACTGGAGTTGCTTGTAAAAACCTTAATAGAAACTTCATAGGTATTGAAAAAGATGAAAACTACTACAATATTGCTAAACAAAGAATTGAGGGGGTTTTGATATAAAATGAAACAAATTGTAATTCCTTATTCGCCAAGAGAAATCCAAAATTTTTTGCACAAAAAATGCGATACGAACCGTTTTAACGTAGTGATAGTCCACCGTAGAGGGGGTAAGACCGTATTTGCTATCAACCACCTAATTAGAGCTGCTCTAATGTCCACTAAACCCTATCCTAGATTTGCTTTCATCTCTCCATATCGTCTGCAAGGAAAAAGCACAGCTTGGGATTATATGAAACAATTCTCTGCTGCCATACCAGGAGTAAAATTCAATGAGTCTGAACTAAGGGTAGATTTTGGAATAAACAACTCCAGAATACAAATTTTAGGAGGAGAAAATAGTGCTGCAATAAGAGGTCAATACTTTGATGGTATAGTTTGTGATGAAACACAGAATCTTTCGCCAGACCTTTTTGATACTATTTTAAGACCTTGCCTATCGGATAGAAAAGGCTTTGCAATATTTATCGGTACGCCAATGGGAAGAAATTGGTTTTTTGATTTACATGAAAAAGCTAAATCTAATAAAGATTGGTTTACAGCAGTATTCAAAGCTAGTGAAACAAAGATTATAGCTCAAGAAGAATTAGATGCCGCAAAACAAACCATGTCGCCAGAAAGTTATGCTCAAGAATTTGAATGTTCATTTCAAGCTGGAATAAGTGGATCTTATTTTGGCAAGGTGATTGAAGAAATGGAAGCGAATAAAAAAGTAATTAATTTTGAAATAGACGAAAATTTAGAAGTGGAAACCTGGTGGGATTTAGGAATGAATGATAGTACCGTTATTACCTTTGCTCAACGTCATGGAGATGAAATTAGAATTATTGATTGCTATGAGAACTCAGGTGAAGGATTAGAGCATTATCTAAATGTTATAGATAACAAGCCTTATACCTATTCTAAACATATAGCACCCCATGATATTAGGGTTAGAGAGATTGGAACGAATAAATCAAGATGGGAAACAGCAAAAGAATTAGGCTTAGAATTTGACATTGCACCCAAACTTGGTGTAGAAGACGGTATTGAGCAAGTTAGAAGAATGTTGCCGAAATGTTATTTTCATAAAAACAATTGCAAAAAGTTGGTTGAAGCGTTAAAATCATATTGCAAACGTTGGGATGAAAAAAATAATTGTTTTAGAAATAAACCTCTACACAATTGGGCATCACACTTTGCTGACTCAATAAGATACGGTGCGGTTACAGAGCCGATACAAAGATCAGATTGGTCAAAGCCAATAAGAGTAAATACGAATTATATAGTTTAATATGGCAAAAAAAAAAATAACCGAATTATCAGATTTCAAATTACAGAGTTTATTATCAAATCAAATTGAAAATGCTTTAGGCTTTTTAGGTGGACAGCTTTCAGAGTCCAGAAGAAAATCTTTAGAATATTATTTAGGTGAAAAACTTGGAACAGAAATAGATGGTAGATCACAAGTCGTTAGTACAGATGTATCAGATACAATCGAAAGTTTATTGCCAAGCCTTCTAAGAGTTTTTACAGCAAGTGATAAAGTAGTTCATTGTGAACCCATGACCGCAGAAGATGTGCCAATGGCAGAACAAGCGACAGCTTATTTAAATCATGTTTTCTACAAAGAGAATAATGGTTTCCAATTATTATATAATTTTTTCAAAGATGCTCTAATTGAGAAAAATGGTTTCTTAAAAATTTATTGGGATGACTCTGAAAAAGTAGATTACGAAACTTATGAAAATTTATCAGCAGTTGAAAAAGAAGATTTAGAAAATACTAAAGATGAAATTGAAATTGTTGAAGAAGAACAATTTGAAGATGAGTCTGCCAAAGAAGAATTTGAAAAAACTTTAGCACAATACGAAGCTCAAGGAATGGATGTATCTCAAGTTCAAGTTCCTAACTTTGCTTTATACAATTGCAAAATTAAACGAACTAAAAAAACAGGTAAAGTAAAAATAGATAGTATTCCACCTGAAGAATTTTTAATTGATAGAAATGCAAAGACAATCGAAGAAGCAGACTTTGTTGCACACAAAGTTTTAATGACAAGATCAGATTTAATTTCTATGGGTTATCCAGAAGATGAAGTTAAAGATTTACCTAAATCAGAATTAGATATTTACAACAACGAAGAAATTACAAGACAAAGAGATATAGATGAATATCCAGTTGATAATGCAACAGATGAATCTACAGAAAAAGTTTTAATCTATGAGTCATATGTTAAATATGATTATGATGGAGATGGTATTGCAGAGCTTAGAAAAATTATTTCTGCTGGAGATGACGGTTCTACAATTTTAGAAAATATGCCTTGCGATAACGCACCGTTTGTAACAGTTACTCCTATTCCAATGCCACACAGATTTTATGGAAGAAGTATTTCAGAATTAGTTGAAGATGTTCAATTAACTAAATCAACTGTGATGCGTCAGTTATTAGATAATATGTATTTAACAAATAATAACAGAGTTGCGATCATGGATGGAATGGTGAACATGGATGATCTACTAACGACTAGACCAGGTGGTGTAGTTAGAACTAAGCAACCACCAAATCAAGTTATGCAACCTTTACAAGCTCAACCAATTTCACAACAAGCTTTTCCTTTATTAAGTTACCTAGATTCAGTTAGAGAAGTTAGAACTGGTATCTCAAAAGAAGTTCAAGGATTAAGTCCAGATACTTTAAATGCTAAAACTGCAACTGGTGTAAATGCGTTGATGACGCAAACACAAATGAGATCAGAATTGATAGCAAGAGTCTTTGCAGAAACTGGAGTTAAAGATTTATTTAAAAAAATATTTGAGCTAATGGTTAAATACCAAGACAAAGAAAAAATTGTTATGCTAAATAATAGTTATGTTCCAGTTAGACCTACAGAATGGAAAGATAGATTTAATATTTCAATCGTTGTAGGATTAGGTACTGGTTCTAAAGAGCAACAAATAATGTTATTAAATAATATTCTTGAAAGACAACTACAAGCATTCCAATTACAAGGCGGAAAAGAAATGCCAATGGTAACATTAAAGAATATGTATAACACTTTAACTAAAATTATTGAGAACGCTGGACTAAAAAATATCCAAACTTACTTTGTAGATCCAGATGTAGGCAAACAAATGATGCCACCACCTCAACCCCCTGCTCCAACTCCTATTGAGAAAATAGAATTTACTAGAATTGATGCTGAGAATAAGAGAAAAATTGCTGATATTGAATTACAGTACAAAGAATTACAGCAAAAAACTCAAGCAATGACTTTAGATTTTGAAGCGAAGATAAAAGAAATGGGTTTAAAGTATAATACACAGCTTGATACAGCAAAAATTAAAGCAGATGCAGAATTAGATAAGATGATGATTGCTGAAGAAGGTAAAATTCTTGACCAAGCAACAAAATCGGCTAATATGTTTCAAAAACAAGTACAAGGATTAAATGGAAATCAAAGACCAGGCGGACAGAGCGGTGGAAGTGAGCCGATCCAACGAAGCCAAACAGATATTGGAGAGTAAACTTTTTCAAGAGAGTATAGAAGCTCTTAAAAAAATTTATTCTGAAGCACTATTAGATAAAACAGGTGCTAAAGAAGGTGATACCAGAGAAAAACTTTGGATTGCTTACAATGTTGTAGGAAAAGTTGAACAACACCTACATACAATTGTTGAAACTGGAAAACTTGCATCTAGACAGTTGGAAGATTTCAGAAAACAACAGAATAATACAAAATTTTAACCACAAAGGTTAGAATAAGCCAAGTCGAAGGACAGCTTAACAATAAGGAGGACTTAAATGTCTGACGGAAACCCATTACTGAACAATGTGTCAGTACAAGGTGCTGCTAAATCTATTGAAAGTTTAATGGACTCTAATGGAGTTATCACTAAACCTCAACCAGAAGCAACACCAGTTGAAAAAGAAGAAACTGTAAAAGCAGAATCTGAAGTTCAACAACAACCTGAAACTCAACCAGAAGAAATT